TTCTGTAAAGCTCGTCAAATATCCGTTTGTCGCATGGTTTCCCCAAAGGTAAGCCGTCATGGCCGCGTTGCTGACTCCCGCATATCCTCCGGGTGTCGCACTTCCAATGGCCGTCCAGAGTGCGCCCGTTCCGCTGTGCCAAGCGGGGTCAAGCTCTGTGAAGCTCGTTAGGTATCCCGCCGCCGCATGGTTTCCCCATCCGTAGGCCGTGTTCCAAAAGTTCGTCCGGCTCTTGATTCCATCCAATCCGTCCGATACGTCCAATAAGTCCGTTTGGCTCGCCTTTGTTCCAATCGCCGCCCAAAGGCTCTGCGTCGCCCCTGCATACGTCGCCAGCAAAGGATACACTCCCGCATGGTCTCCCCATCCAAAAGCCGCATTCCAATCATTTGTCCTGTTCTCAATCCAATCAGTCCGCTCCGTCAGATTCGTCAGACTCTCCCGCGTCTGATTCAGCACCGTCCAAAAATAGTTCGTAATCGCCTCATCGGAAAACTCAATGCTGTACGTCAGCGGCCCCCGTATCGGATAATACCGGCTGTCCGGGCTTCCCTGCACCGTAATAGTCTGGTACGCCAGCACCACACCACCGGACATTTTGTTGCTGATGCTCTGCGCGACTCGCACAAAGCCAAGGTATTTCCCCGGTAGCAGATTGCTGTCCTCCGGCGCGATCTCAAAGCGCAACTGACCTGCGGCGGCATTCACTGCACGGCCAACGGAGGCCACATAAACATTCGTGCGGATCAGTCCCGTAATTTCCCAAACAAAAACGGCATTCGTTCCGCGTAGATCAAATGGACTTCCATTCTGCGTGATGGATTCGTTCAGCCTCCAGCTTTCGGCCTGAAACCCTTCTATTGACTGCGGATTACTGGTTCCATCTTCAACCCTTGAGCTCTTATTAAACACCCGCTGGACGGTTCCGGAAGCCGACTGCATCGCGTTTGAATAGGCGTACCACTCAGGCAAAGCAAGGGGAGCTACAACCGTATAGTTGGTCGAAGCGGGCGACCAATCCACGGTGATATTCTGAAACGCCAGCGTAAGACGGTTTGTGCTGTTTGCCGTTCTGGTGAGCGAACTCACATATCCGCTGTAAAATCCCGTTGCAAGATTGGCCTGCGCCGGACTCACGGAAAACTTCACCACGCCAGCCGCGCTCTGCACCACACCCGTTGAAATCAGATAGCAATTCGTCTGCCGTGCGGTTCCGGTTTTCCCCATCACTTCCCAAACGACGACCTGTCCCGCATTCGTCAAAGCAATCGGCGCACTCTCGTACCGCGCCTTGTGGGTATAATCAATGCTCTCTGCCTGAAACCATTGGAGATCCATCTGTTTTGAAAATCCAACCGATGCATCCCAGCTTTGGTTGAATACACGGTCAGCGGCTGGCGCACAGCAAGGGATCGCCGCCCAAAGGCATAGCGCAAAAACCATCTTTCTCCATGCCCAGCGCCCCATGCCCCCTGCTTTCATTACAGCCCCTTTGATTTCTTGAGCCTGAAAAGCTCATCTTTCGCTGCCGAATCCCGGCGCCCAGCCTCCTCATACTTGCGCTCAAATTCAGCATCAGCAGCCGCGACAGACAGTTTCACAAATCCCTCAAATAACTGGGGAAACTCCACTTCTTCCCAGTTGGTGCCGTCATCGGAATCCGGATCGTTGCCGGCCTGATCCTTCACGGACCGGTAGCCTTTGCCCGTCACGGCGCTGTACGTCAAATCGTTGGCGTAGTAGTTTGTTTCACCACTCCACTCCATGCGTGTGAAGCGCGCCGAGTATGGGCGCAGACGGACCCAAACCTTACCGGACGCCGCAGCGCCTGGCACAATCCATCCGCCGGGCGTGTCATAAAATACAACCGGACAGGTTCCATTAATCGCCTGGGCTTCTGTAAGGTGGATGCTTTCCACCGCGTCAATGTCCGTCTTTCCAGACTCGCTACATTCCAGCACCTTGTCTGCATCCAGCGTGCGCTCTTCAACCAGCGTTAAATCGTTCCAAAAACAATACTGTGCGGCGCGGCGTAGAGCATCGTTGACATAACTCACCAGCCGTTCACCCGCCGTAGTTCCTGCTGCATAATCCGCCTGTTCTTTAAACAGCGAAGGAAGCAGGGCCTTTTCAAAAAATGTCTTCCAGTTCAGCGTTCTCATTGTCCGGCCTCCGGTATGGGCTGGCCTTGTGCCTGCCCGTTCTCCAAGCCCTCCACTCCCTGCTCCATGCCGGGTTGGCCTAGCGTAGAGAGGTCGGTAGGCTCCACCCCCGTCCTTCCAGTAATGGCGTTCTGCTGTTGCGCTCCCATCTGCTCAATGTTGAGCAGATAATCCTGAATCAGCGCGGCTGCCGCCTGGCTGATCGGTGGGAACGCTTGCGGGTTCTGCTGACGAAGGAGCAATTCCTGTTCAATCGTCTGCTTGCGCGTCTGCGGGTCAATGGCCCACGGATCATCCGCCAGCGGAACCTGTACCCCATTGAGCATCTTAACCAGGTCATCCTTGGCCGCCTGTGCTTCCGCGGCGTTGGCCTGCGCCTCACTGCGCACCGCGTCCTGCGCCCAGTTCGGGTCGAGGCTGGCAATCGCATTAACGGCGATGGCACCAATGTTAATCCGCTGGCTCGGGTCGAGTTGGCGAATCTTGAGCGCGGTGTCCACCTTCTTGATGAGGAACTCCATATCCATGTCGCGCACGTCAAACGTCAGGGAAATATCGTACTTGCCCTGAATCTCGGAACGCTGCCGGCGGTTGGCATCGAGGCTTTGTTCGCTCTGGCCGGTGATTCGGGCGATCTGCGCCGGTTCCATGTACTGGTCAATCAGTTGCAGGGAGCGGGTAAACACCTGCCGCAGCACATGCAACAGGCCATCCACCCGTTGCTGGCTGTACATGACAAGGAAACGCTCATTCACTTCTTCAAATGGAACGCCCCAGTATTCCGAAATCTTCCGGCGCATTCTCTGGTAGTGGTCTTTATTGGCAGAAGGATAGGCGGGGGGTTCAATATATCCCGCATTGTTGGCGTCGCGGGGTCCAATCTCCAGTTCTGCCATCGGGCCCCAGCGGAATGTTCCAGCCGGATAGCCTTTCGGGATCTTCCGCACGGGATTGGTGGCAACCTGCGTATGGTCTTCAAAGCTGTCATCGAGCAGTTTAATACTGTTCTGGTCGGTCTGGACAATCTCTGCCACGCCGCGGCTATCCACCAGGCAGGCGGTCAGGGATTCCCGCGCGTAATAGTCGAACGGATATTCCCCGTGAGCCCTGTCAAACAGGTTGCGGCCCGTCGCCGGCTCTGCCACGAAGTAAGAAATCGTCTGCCAGTACACACCGGGTATGCCGTCTTCATTCACCGCGCGAGAGAATACCGTCAGAACTTCAAACAGTTCCTCATGGGGTTGCGGGTCCGTGCTGATTGCGGCCACGGCAGGGGTCAGGGCGCTATCGTCAAATGCGCTGCGCCCTTTGCCGGATGCCAGCAGAGCGTCAACAAACTCGCGCTTCCAGCCGTACTTCGCGGCTTCCTCACGCACCCCCGCCTCCGTGTAATAATTCGCCAGCGCCACGACGGGGGCTTTTTGAATATCCTCTACGTTGCGATCAAAGAAAACATCCTTGAACAGTCGCAGGGGGCGCATCCTTGGAATGGCGCTTTTCACCCTTGGGACTGGAAATTCCGCATCTTCGCCTTTGTAGATCGAGCGCACCACCTTGGCAATGCGGCCG